GGTTCTTTAAATGGGGGTGGTACAATTTCTGAAATACTATCACAAATAACTGAGCGTGAGATAGTTAGAACCTCAACAGGCTTTATGTTTGGGGGACATAAACTATTCTTATTCAACTACTCAGGTGTGATACAGAATTTATCTTTCGTAAATGAGAGCCCTGAGTGGCTTTCAGACAACAGTGTCTCTGTAGTATTGAATATCAACGAACAAAGAGCAATAGGTACTCTAACTTGGGACTTAGCTGGCTTTTGGGAATTGACTTTTGTTAACTGGGATAATTAAAAAAAATGGCAAATTTACAAGGTAAAAAAATTAGTAATACTTATGAAGGTTTAATAAAGACCGAAAACAACTCAGCAGTAGCGGGTACTACGGTACTAACTGACGGAGCAGGTCAATCTTTACAGATTACAGTAAACACTGACGGTACTTTAACTGCTCAGACTATAAATGCTAACAACCTAAACATCTCTAACTGGGACACAGCTTACTCTTGGGGCGACCACTCACTAGCTGGATACGCTACAAGCTCTGAGATTGCAGATGCGGTTAACAATGTAATCAACTCAGCACCCGCAGCTCTAGATACCTTAGATGAGTTAGCAGCAGCCTTAAACGACGACGCTAACTTCGCTACAACAATAACCAATCTAATTACTGGTGTATCTGACAGAGTTACTACACTAGAGAATAATAATAGTGGCGTCAATACAGGTGACCAAGATATCTCAGGAATATCTACAAACGCAAACGCAATATCTACACTACAAGGAGAGGTAGACTTGAACACAGCTAAGACAGGAATAACTGCTCAACAAGCTGCTGACATAGAAGCTAACAACGCAAAGACAGGCATTACAGCACAACAGGCAAGCGAAATAACGGCTAACACAGCCAAAGTGGGCATAACTACTGCGCAGGCATCTGAAATAGCCGCAAACACGCTTAAAACAGGTATCACAGCACAACAGGCTTCTGACATTTCTACTAACAACTCAAAGGTCGGTATCACAACAGCTCAATCAGATGCAATTATAGCAAACACAGCTAAAAATAGTTACCCGAGTGCTGACGCAACTAAGTTAGCTGGGATTGAGGCTGGAGCTCAAGTGAACCCTGTAAACGTTTCAGAGTTAAATAACGACGCAGGATATGTTACTGAGAACACTCAGTTAAGTGACGCTGAGATTGCTGCACTAGGATACATTAAAACGGACACTAACACTCAGTTGAGTGATGCAGACATAGCGGCTTTTGGATACATCAAAACAGATACCAATACTCAACGTACCGACGCCGAGATTAACGCTTTAATCGACGCAAACACTAACGGATACATAACCGACTATACAGTTACCGAGGCAGATGTTACAGCTCATCAAGCTGCCTTAACTATTAGTGAGTCGCAAATTAGCGACCTATCTCACTTCTCAGGTTCTTATAACGACTTAACAGATAAGCCTGTAGGTGTTAACCCTAGAACTGACGAAGAAATACAAGATGTCGTGGGTGCTACAATTAGTGGTTCAGGAGCAACCTCTGTTACTTATGATGACGTTGCTAATACAATAACTGTAAATTCTACAGACACAAACACGCAACTTAGTGATGCGGACATAGCGGCTATGGGTTACATTAAGACCGATACTAATACTCAGCTGTCAGATGCTGATATCGCTGCTTTCGGTTACATAAAGACAGATACAAACACCCAACGTACTGACGAAGAAATACAGGACGTTGTAGGTGGTTTGATTTCGGGAAGCGGAGCTACTACAGTCACTTATGACGACGTTGCAGGCACAATGACAGTAAGTTCTACGGATACAAATACACAGAGGACTGACTCTGAGATTAACGCTCTTATTGCTACAGGAGTGTCGGGACTAGCTAGCGAGACTTACGTTGACACTGCAGTTTCTAATTTAGTAGATGCAGCTCCTACAACCTTAGACACTCTCAATGAGTTGGCTGCGGCGTTGGGTGATGACCCTAACTTCGCTACTACAGTTTCTACAAACATAGGCAATGTATCTAATAGAGTTACAACCTTAGAGAATGCTGGATACATCACTGACTACACGGTTACCGAAGGTGATGTCACTGCTCACCAAGCTGCACTTAGCATAACTGAGTCTCAGATATCTGACTTGTCTCACTTCTCAGGTTCTTACAATGACCTAACTGACAAGCCTGCAGGTGTTAACCCTAGGACAGATGAGGAGATACAGGATATAGTGGGTACTATGCTGTCAGGTTCGGGAGCTACTTCCGTTGCCTACGACGACGCTGCGGGTACAATATCTATTAGTTCTACAGATACAGATACAAACACTCAGAGAACTGACGAGGAAATACAAGACGTAATAGGCGGTATAATTAGTGGTTCAGGAGCTACAACGGTTTCTTATGATGACGTCGCAAACACAATAACAGTGAGCTCTACAGATACCAATACCCAACTGAGTGACTCAGATATAGCTGCCTTTGGATACATTAAAACGGACACCAATACTCAAAGAACGGACGCTGAGATTAACGCACTGATTGACGCAAACACCAATGGGTACATAACCGACTACACAGTTACTCAGGGGGACGTAACAGCGCACCAAGCTGCTTTAACTATTACAGAGTCCCAAATATCTGACTTATCTCATTTCTCGGGTTCTTATAATGACTTGACTGACGTTCCTGCTGGAGTGACAGCTAGAACAGATGAGGAGATTGAGGACGTTGTAGGTAGTTTAATTTCAGGGACTGGAGCTACTACAGTTACCTATAACGACGCTGCAGGTACTTTAGTCGTAAGCTCAACAGATACTAACACCCAACTTAGCGACGCTGATATCGCAGCTATGGGCTACATTAAGACGGACACTAATACGCAATTAACTGACGCTGAGATTGCTGCTTTCGGTTACATTAAGACGGACACCAACACTCAGAGGACTGATGAGGAGATACAGGATGTAGTGGGCACTGCTATTAGCGGTTCAGGAGCGACCTCTGTTACTTATAATGATGCTGCAGGTACAATAACCGTAAGTTCTACGGACACAAACACTCAGCTTAGCGACGGTGATATTGCAGCCTTTGGATATACAAAAGGAAACGAAACAGTGACACTATCGGGCGACATAACGGGAAGTGGTACGACAGCTATTACAGCAAGTATAGCAAGTAATGCGGTAGGTGCTGATGAATTAAACGTAAGTGGCAACGGCACGTCAGGACAAGTACTAGCTTCTGACGGAGACGGTAGTTTTAGCTGGACAGATGTAAGCGGTGGTATTGGTGGCAGTATTGCTAATACGCAGATTGCTTTCGGTAACGGTACAGACTCACTAGCAGGAGATGCAGACTTCACCTTTGCTAGTAAGACACTTACTTTAGGCGGTGATTCAGGCTCAGGTAACTTAGTAGCTCAGTTGATTACAGGTGAGGCTTTGACTTCCAACAATTATATAAACGTAGCAAACTACATACAGCACCAATCTGACACTAATACTAAGTTTGGATTCCCTGCAAATGACACCTTCACTATTGAAACTTCAGGCTCTGAAAGAATGAGAGTTGATTCGTCAGGAAACGTAGGTATCAGTGAAGTAACTCCTGAAACATTACTTCACGTAACTAAGAATACTAACTCACACTCTTGGTCTCACAACAGTAACGTACTAGCTACATTTGAGAATAGCGCAAGTGCATACGTAAACATAGTGGCTGGAAACAGCAATCAAGCTGAATTATGGTTTAGTGACTCAGCTCTGTCGGGAAGGGGTCGACTTAGATACGACCACTCTAGCGACACTATGGAGATATGGGGAGCGTCTGCACCTAAAGCTTACATATATAGTACTGGTAATATGACTATCACTGGGACTCTATCTGAAAATTCAGATGAGAGACTTAAAGAGAATATTAACACAATAGAGAACGCTCTTGACAAAGTAAACAACTTGAGAGGTGTAGAGTATAATATGATAGCTGACGACAGCAAGACTAAGAAGTTAGGTCTTATTGCTCAAGAGGTTGAGGCTGTTGTACCTGAATTAGTACACGACAACGCAGAGTACAAGTCAGTGGCGTATTCTACTACTGTAGCCTTATTAGTTGAGTCTATAAAGGAGTTGACAGATAAGGTCAATGACCTTCAAAGTCAGATAGATACTATGCGTGCATAGTTTTTAAAAAGCTATAAAAACTTGTTTTTAAATAAAGAGTTTAACCCTTAAAATTCAATATATGCCAAGCGCAAAAGAAACCCTTGACAAAATTGCACAAGCTATCGGAATAGCTACTGCAGAACCAACCCCTGAAGTAGTCGAAGAGACTGCTGAGGTTGTTGAAGACACACCAGTTGCTGAAGAAGTCAAAGAGACTGAAGAGGCTACTGAGACTGTAGAAGAAACTACTGAAGAAACCGCTGAAGAAATCACTGAAGAGGTTGCTGATGAGGTTGAAACTACTGAAAATAATGACGAACCTGAGGCAGAAGTTGCTGAGGATAAGTCAGGTGAGAGAGTTGCTGAATTGGAAGCTCAGATTAACGAGCTTAAAAAGATTATAGCTGACTCACTTGCAAACGAAACAGAAGACGTTGTAGAAACGCCTGAGATACCTGTAAAAGAAGAAGAGGGACTTACACATAGTCCTGAAGCTGAAGTGGCTGTAAAGCGCACTAAAATAGGTAACAAGGGTGGCTCTATTATGTCTAATGTGTTTAAATACATAAATCAATAATAACTGCTAAATATATATATAATGGCAACTACTACTTCTATTACTACTACTTACGCAGGTGAAAAAGCTGCTGGGTTTATCTCAGCTGCTCTTTTGAGTGCTCCTACCCTAGATAAGGGCGGTATCACTGTAAAGCCTAACGTAAAATTCAAGCAAGTAATGCAAAAATTGGCTGTTGGTGATGTTATCGCTGATGCTTCTTGTGACTTTACTGCTACTTCAACTGTAACTTTAACTGAGCGCTACTTACAGCCTGAGGACTTCCAAGTGAACCTTGAGCTTTGTAAGAAAGATTTCGAATCGGATTGGTTAAGCATTGAGCAAGGTTTCTCTTCTTTTGATGAGCTACCTAAGTCTTTCGCTGAGTACCTAATCGGACACGTTGCTGCTAAGGTTGCTGCTAAGACTGAGACTAACATTTGGAACGGTGCTAACGCTAACGCTGGTGAGTTCGACGGTCTTGTTGCTCTTGCTGCTGCTGACTCTGACGTTATCGACGTTGCTCACACTGGTGCTACTGACGCTTCTAACATTATCGCTCGCTTAGGTGACGTTGTTGATGCTATTCCTTCTACTATCTACGGAAACGAAGGTCTTGCTATCTACATCTCTCAAGCTGATGCACGTTCTTACGTAAGAGCTCAAGCTGCTCTAGGTTACAAAGACCTTTACCACGTAGGACAGACTGCTATGGACTTCGAAGGTGTTAAACTTTTCGTTGCTAACGGTCTTAACTCAGGTCAAATTGTTGCTGCTGAAAAAGACAATATGTTCTTCGGCACTGGCTTGCAATCTGATATGAACGAGGTTAAGCTTATCGACTTAGCTGATATCGACGGTTCTCAAAACGTTCGTGTAGTTATGCGCTTCTCTGCAGGTGTAAACTTCGCTATCGGTTCTGAAATCGTATTGGCTCAAGTAAGCTAATAATAAATAATATAGAGGAGTGGTTAACTCTACTCCTCTTTTTTCTAATCTTTAAAACTGCAAAAAAATGAGTTGTAATATATCACTAGGACGTTTAGAGGGTTGTAAAGACCAAGTAGGTGGATTGAACGCTATCTATTTTCTAAACTTCGACGACGCTACTTACACACTTGACGCTGCTTCAGGCGAAGCTTCAGTTGTTGAAACTACTCCAAGCGCATACAAGTATGATTTAAGAGGCACTTCTACTTTTGAGCAGTCTTTGACTTCTAGCCGTGAGAACGGTACTACTTTTGTTGAGCAAACTCTAACAGTTAGCTTGAAAAAACAAGACAGTACTACTCACAAAGAGGTTAAGTTATTAGCTTACGGTCGTCCTAAGGTTTTAATCGAGGACAACAACGGCAACCTATTCGTTATGGGTCACGAGTATGGCGCAGAAATGAATGCTACTACATCTACGGGTGCTGCTATGGGAGATAAAAACGGATACGAATTAACTTTCGTAGCTTCTGAAAAAGTATTAGCACCTATCAGTGCTGACGCTATCTCTGCTTACAACGTAGTGTTAGGTTCTTAATAACTAAGACTGTATATAAAAATAAGAGCTCTACTTCGGTAGGGCTTTTTTTTGTTATATATTTTAATATACGCTTGATTTTGTTACGTACGAGTTACATATAAAACAAAATAGGTGTTAAATTGTTTTTAAATAAAGAGAATATGTTATATTTTAATGGTACAGACGGCACTTTCTATGTCAACACTAAGGCTGACTCAGGACTTACTGTTAGCGTACAATTTACACAAGAGGGTGACGACACCACAACACTAACAATAGACTCTGACATAGTAGACGGTGGGTATTATCAGACCGCTACTTTTGATGCTAGCGAGCTTGTAGCGAACTTAACCCCTTCAGTATCTTACGACGTAAAGATGTACTCAGGGGACATTCTAGTGTATACAGATAAAATGTACTACGGAGAAGCTAGCGAAGAATTAAACGAGGGCAGATATATTGAAACCTCAGAAAATAATGACTTTATAATACTACAATAATGAATCTAAATTTCGTAAACTTATCGGGCTATGATATGCCTAAGGCAGTCGAAGACAAACGCAAGGAGTGGGTTGCTTATGGCGAAGACAATGACTACTATTCTTTCTTAGTACAGTCCTACCTACAGTCCGCTACTAACAACGCTGCTATACGCTCTATAGCTGACCAAATATACGGAGAAGGTATCTGTATAGACGGAATGGAGAAAGACAGTCCTGAGGTAAAAGAATTAAGAAAATTTATCTCACATAGATGTCTTAAAAAGATTATTTTGGAGCGAAAGATGTTAGGTCAAGCTGCTATGCAAGTTATATATAGCAAGGCAGGCAATGACCGCAAAGTAGTAAAGATTAAGCACTTCCCAATACACACTCTAAGACCTGAGAAAATGGACTCAGAGGGCGTTATAGCTGCTTACTACTATCACCCTAACTGGGCAGAGAAAAAGAGAACTGACACTCTTAAACGTATTCCTACATTTGGTAATTCTACTGAGAAGGTTGAGCTTATGATTTTAAAGCCTTACCTTTCTAGCTACGACTACTTCTGTCCGCCTGACTACTCAGGAGCACTACCTTATGCAGAGCTAGAGAATGAAATTGCAGACTACTTACTAAACGAAACTAAGAACAGCTTCTCAGGTACTAAGGTAATTAACTTCAACAATGGAGTGCCTGACTTAGAGCAGAGAGATGCAATCACAAGAGACGTCAAATCTAAGCTTACAGGTTCAAGAGGTCAAAAGGTTATTGTTGCTTTCAATGAGAACCAAGATTCAGCTACAACTGTAGACGATATATCTCTTAACGACGCTCCCGCTCACTATGAGTATCTAGCTAACGAGGCTAAACATAAGATACTTGTAGGACACAGAGTTACATCTCCTATGCTTTTAGGTATTAAAGACAGCGGTAACGGCTTAGCTTCTAATGCAGCGGGGATGAAGAGTGCTTCTCAGCTTTTTAACTCTACAGTCATAGCTCCTTACCAAGACGAGCTTGTGGACGCTATAAGCGACATTATGGAGCTTAACGGAGAAGTGCCTGAGCTTTACTTTATAACTGCTCAGCCTATTGAGTTCACTTCTGAGAATCAAGAGG